CACCAACAACAATAGGACAGGAGTTAGCATGGCTAAACGTAGACAGCACAGCGGCGGCTTAATAAGCCCAGAAGAAGCTTTGTACTTCGCTGCTCACGAATACCCCCACGGCGGATTACCAGCGCTAGCAACCCGCTTGAGCATGAGCGCAGATGTACTGCGTAAAAAAGTCGATCTCGATTATCAAACGCACGTACCGCAATTTCGCGAGGCGATGCACATCCTCCGCATTACAAAAGATGAACGCTTGATCGATGCAATTACAAGCAGCGTTGGCGCGATTTGGAATTTCGAAGACGACTGTGCCGCATTTCCGGGCGAGATGGATCTTTTAACAACGTCGACGGCGTTAATGCAAAACGCGATCACCGTGATCAGTGAATTAGAAAAAGCCCTCGACGATGGCGAGATCGATAGCGAAGAGCGCAAGCGCATCGATCAAGCGCTTTTGAATCTAGCGCGTCAAATGAAAACAGTTGATGCCACTGCAGCGCGATTTGAAGTCACGACGGAGGGTAAATAAATGTCCTCTGTTTATAAAAAAGTATGTCCAGATTGCGCTCAACCGCTCCGCGTACGCACCAGCTTCGGCATACATGAGCTACTGCGCGAAGTGTACATGGAATGCACAAACATCGTTTGTGGCGCCTCATTCAGCGGCTCATTAGAAATAACCCATCGCTTATCACCACCGTCAGTTGCAAACCCACGAATCAATCTACCAATGGCCGACAGCGCGTTACGTCGACGTGCCCAATCATCGGGTAAAGATGTTCGTCAGATGGATATCGATGATCTGCTGGATGCGAACGAGGCCGACGAATAATGACTACGTACGATATGAGCACAAGCCTGCAGGCGGATGTGCTGCGCGAGATCGAATTTAATTATGGCGGCATCGTTAAAGGCAAGTACATCAATAAAATTGAGTGCCCAACCTGCGGTAAAAAAGAGGCTTTTTCATCATCAGAAAACCCTTGGGTAATTAAATGCGGTCGCGCATCAAACTGTGGAGAAGCGCACCACATAAAAGAATTGTTCCCAAACTTATTCGAAAGCTGGACCGAGCGCTACCTGCCATCCACGGAAGCCGAACGGATTAAAAACCCGACCGCCGTTGCCGATGCATATTTAAAAGAAGGTCGCGGATTTGATCTAACAAAAATTCGAGGCTGGTACACACAAGAGTGGTATCAAAACCCAGACATAAATGAGGGAAGTACCACCGTTCGCTTTAAAATGCCAAACGGATTTTGGGAACGAGTGCTCGACAAACCCGAACGATTCGGAAAGCTAAAAGCCCGCGCAGTGGGCGACTACAAAGGGCTAGTCTGGCTGGCTCCAATATTCACAGATACCGAGTTAGCTCTGGCAGAGCGCATTATTATTACCGAGGGTATTTTTGATGCTATTTGTTGGATACAGGCCGGATACACAGCCGCCAGCAATATTAGCAGCGCGAATTACCCATCAGCCCTTCTCGACCGAATTAAAACAGCCTGCGCAGCCGCAAAAACCAAACTACCGAAAATCTGCTTTGCACAAGACGGTGATAAAGCAGGCCAAAAAGCTGCTCGAAAATTCGCAGAAAAAGCCAAAAGCGAAGGCTGGAATGTCAGTGCTGCACAACCGCCAGCAGGCAAGCGCGACTGGAACGATCTTCATCAACTGGGTTTGATGGATGCAAAAAGCATTGAAAAATACTTTCACTACGGTGATCTGTTGCTCGCCAAATCGGCATCAGAAAAAGCCTTGTTAATGTATCAAAATCAAGAGCGCCGTGAATTCTGGTTCACCTATTTCAGTTCTCTGTATTGGTTCAAGCTCGATCTAGATGCTTACGATAAAGAAGTCCGCCAGCTTGAGGGTGACGACGGCAACAAACTAAGCGCAGAACAACGCGCCGAAGCTCTGCGCAATGCCGGAGCCGTGCGCAAAATAGCAACGGCAATCCCTCGCCCTTTGTATTTCCAAGAAAATAAGGTCACACAAGAGCAGTGGTACTACTTCGGCGTAGAAACCGACGAAGGCAACACCAAGCTTGCATTTTCCCCAAAGCAACTCACCAGTACCGGCGAATTTAAAAACCGCTTACTAGCGGTTAAAAATGCGTGGTGGGTAGGTGAAGCTGGCCAGCTAACAAAATTACTAATGGATATGACGCGTAATTTAAAAACCGTCGAGACCATCGATTACATCGGCTACAGCAAGGAACACAAAACCTATGTCTGGAATGACGTAGCGATGCGCGAAGGTCGTCTACAGACGATCAATGACGAAGACTATTTCCAATTCGGGCGCTTATCGTTAAAGACATTAGCCCAAAGCCCAGAGCTAGATATTAACCCCAATAAAGCGAAGTACGACGACAGTTGGCCAAGCCACCTATCTGCGGCATTTGGTAGCGTTGGAATTGTAGGCTGCGCTTATTTCCTTGGCAGTTTATTCGCTGAGCAGATCCGCCAAGTACAAAAATCCTACCCATTTTTTGAGTTAGTCGGCGAAGCCGGTGCCGGTAAAACGACGCTAATAGAATTTTTGTGGAAATTACTAGGTCGTGACGAGCACGAGGGTTTTGATCCTCAAAAAGCCACCGTGGCGGCCCGTGCACGATTATTCAGCCAAGTATCTAATCTACCCGTCGTATTAATCGAATCCGACCGCGAAGCAACCGACAGCGCGAAAGCCAAGCAATTTGATTGGGATGATTTAAAGACCGCATTTAACGGCCGCAGCATGCGATCGCGCGGTGTTAGAAATAGCGGAAATGATACCTACGAACCGCCATTTCGCGGCACGATTGTTATCAGCCAAAACGAACAGGTAATGGCATCTGATGCAATTTTATCGCGTATTTGCCACATCAATGTAACCCGCGAATATCAGAGCCAAGGCACTAAGGCGCATGCCGAATGGCTAGAGCGCGTACCGGCCGAATCGGTTAGCCATTTCATATTGCAGGCAACATCAACCGAGAAAGACTTGCTCCCAATGTTTTTCGAACTGGCAGTCACTTACGAACAAGAGCTGCTCAATAACGGCCAGATCCGCATGATGCGTATCGCAAAAAATCACGGCCAACTAATGGCACTGGTCGAGTGCCTAGGTCCGCGTCTACTCAATTTATTTAACATCGGCGAAATCGAATCAGCAAAGCAACGCATACGCCAAATGTCGGTGGAGCGACAGCAGGCGATCAACTCCGACCACCCGATCGTTCAAGAATTCTGGGAGGCTGTGGACTACATCGATGGCTACAAAGAAACCTACAAATTAAACCACTTTGGTTTTGATGCCGACGATGTCAATGGCACCGCGCAACGCTGGGCAATAAATTTAAAAGAATTCGAAACAAAATGCGGCGATTTCAAGCTTCGAGTTCCCGATATGCGCTTACTTAAAAATTTATTAAAAACAAGTAAGGGCCGTAAATTCATCGAAGCAAATCGCTCGACACGCAGCAAGCTCGAAGATGGTCGAGTGCTTAAATGCTGGATTTTTGAAAATCAAACTAAGGGTAAAGGCAATGAAAAACAATCATGATTTAAGCGATCGCCAGCTCGGTTATGCGCGTTATTTGCTAAAGCTAACGTCAAGCCGACGCAACGACATTCTTGCGCAAATGCGCCCCGCTCTGCGTACAAAAATGCGCGACTTTTTACTAGAGGCGCGCGCAGAGCAATTAGCCGAATGGCATGACGATGTCCGCAGCATCTATTTACGCAAATTACACCGCGAGAACAGTGCCGAGTTCGAATTGCTATTAAGCAAGGTAGAGCTGTGGCGCGCTGAATTGTATCGCCGTTATTTACATACGCACTAATCAAGCACCAACCGCCGCCAGTGCGGGCCAGCAGGAGCAGGCAACTGGCAAATTTAAAACACCACCACATCGAGGACGACATATGACAATGCAATTTTCACATTACGGGAAATGGGTTGGAACAGCCTGTAAAAACGGCCGATTATTAATAGCCGAACACGAATCAATGCTGGGTTGCATGATCGAGCTTGGCACCATGCTAAATGAATTAGAGGGAGTATCGGCATGAAACAAATGATCGTTACACGAGCCATGATGTTGATCAACACCAGCGCATCAGACGCCGATATTTCCCTAAAATGCGAACAGGATGCAGCGACGTTGTTACGCGTATCTACCTGCGCAATGCTCGCGATACACGAAACAAATCGCGTTAAAAAGTCTCACGTAAACATATTTGCTAAACACGCTCGCCGAGCACTAAAAATGATGGAGCAATCTAATGACTAAATCACATCAAGAGCTCTGCGAAAAATTAGAGCAAGAAAAGGCCAAGTTTTTTCAAAACGGCGGCCGTATAACCGTTGTCGATACCATCATTCGAAAGCCAGAGGGTAAGCGAAAAACAAGCAAGCCGATTGTTTATTCAGACAAAGCCAATCAAAAAAAATATGCTAAAAAATAGGTTAATAAGAGGACGCACCACCATGAAGATTACAGAATTGCAACTACGTGCATACGCTAAAGCCAACGAAATGACACCCGTTCAAGCCGCGTTGCACATCATCAATAAGCCAACGTCACTAGAGTCTCATCCCGATTTCAACATTTACAACTTCACAAAGAACATGCTGATTGAGAAACTAAAAACAGAAGTACGGAATCTCGAAAAAGCAATAACCGACAAAGAAACAGCCGATTCAAAGCTACTGAATGATGTACGAAAACTGGTTAATAAACCGCTCTGGATATCTGTTGATAATTCATTGATGGACGAAATGACGGCATATAAAAGTATCGAGGAGGCATACCGTAATTTTCGTCCGCATCATATTGTCTTTCCAATTAAGCGGCCGAATCATCAGAAAGGTGAATTGTAATGAGAATCACCGGAATAAAACAATCCAGCGGGAAAATAGTTCCCGTCGAACCGAATATAAACGTCGAGCAACAGGGAAAAACCCTACGCGAAACCGACACAGGGGCCGTCATGGCGGTTAAAGAAATATACGG